CCATCAAGTTCAATTGTTTCACTTGCTTTCATGCGAATGTTTCCTTTGGAACCACCCTCACCAACAGCAACTAATTCAATATCAGTTCCTTGCAATCTAAGTTTTCCATTACTTGCAACGATACAAATATTTCCATTCCAAGAATGAATCATCAATGTATCTTCTGCTTCCTTTTTATCCTCACCTGCATCAATAGTAATTCTACCAGGAGCAGTGATTTGTGTACACCCTTTACGAGTACCGTCTTTATCTAAAATAATCCCATGCCTTCCATCAGTTGCCTGAAGCATTACATCTGATGTCACATCACCTTGTTTGTGAATAGCACCAAAAGTAAGTGACCCGTGATCATTACCAACACTTCTTGCAGTATAATTTTGTTTAGCAGTGTTTGTTTTTGAAACACCACCAGCAGCACCACCTTTAGTCAATGTTGTGGGAGTACCCAGTTTTGAATTATTACGATTTTGTGATGTAGCCATTAGTAAAAAAATATATCTAATGTATTACTATGTAGTGGTATTTGGCGTACCTGGAATATTAAGTCTTGGATCATTATTGGTAACATCAGTACCAGATCTTTCGATTGCACTTGCAGGTGTGGTGACCTTCGCAGTGATACTTTCTTGAAGAGTATCATAAATTCGAATTGGTGCTCCAATTGTCTTATAATATCCTGCATATTTAAGTCCATTTTCATAGAAGACAGCACCATAATATGGTCTTCCATCTACATATCCAGTTTGCTTGAGGCCAACCAAATCAGTAACCTGAATGATATTATTTGGAGATATTGTAGGATCCAATGGATCTCTTACAACTTCAAATACTGGTCTGAATAATGCATTCACTCCAGTTTCTGATACAAGAGTGATTTCTGGATAACTATTAAAAGGAGTACCGGGACTATCAACACTTACCGCATCAATAACTCCAAAAGCATTGCAAGTATAACTTAATTTTGCCCCATTATCTGGAATAATTTTAAGTTGATCCACCCCACAATTATAATTGATTCCAGAATTTTCTACAAAAACTTCTGCAAGCTTAAGAATAACAGGATATCCATTGCCACCAGGTACTGGTGGTATGTATCCAACACCTGGATCTTCTATAATTACTTTATCTACAACACCTCTACCTCTAACCAATTTGGGACAAGGGGGAGGAATTAAAATTGCAGATACTCCAACTGGATTTGTTGTCCACGGAATATTTGCTTTTGTTGTTACATTTATATTTTTACTGATCTCTACGGAAACAACAACTGGATTTTGTTGGAATGATGTATTTGGTATGGAGATGTTTGATAACTCAAACTCCACTGTTCGTTTTCCTTTAGTTGCATTAAAATTGGTAGTTCGTTGCCCCTCATTTACTTTAGCCCTTCCCACTTCAACGCCATCAATTCTAATAATTGCCAAATCATCTGCTTCCGCCTTTAATATATACTGTCCGTCTTCAGGAAAGTCAACATTACTCCATCTCATAATCCAAGTTTTTCCTTGAATTTCATCTGTTGGTGTTAAGATATTGCTAAATGCAGGCGAAATGAATTCAGTTCTCCCAGTAATTGGTTGAGGATAAGATGCAATTGGTGTTGGTCCAATATAAGTCACTTCATCCTTTACTGTACCACTGCTAAATGATGGGAATACTCCGGCATTATCGACAACAAATTTACATTCATCGCCATTTAAATCATAAAATCTTCCAATATTAGTGGTACATTGAATATCTGTCCAATTATAATCTCTATAATCTTCTGCTTGTAATACATTATCTCCTTGAGTTCTTAATTTTATTTGACCCTTATTGCCTGTAGAAAGTTTTACCTTATATACTCTACCATACTCAACATTTTTCGCAATATTTTCATTTTTACTACTTCCATCATGCACCTTTGATACAGATATTCCCAAATCATCAATCGCAAATTTATTTGCAAACTGTCCTGCAACAGAGATATTAAAATTAACATCAACTGTTTTTGGTTGAGGTGGAGCTGCTACAATCCAATCTTTTGTACTAAAGATTTTTTTATTAACTATAGATGTTGCTAAAATTGAATAATTAAAAATTTCAGTTGTTATTTTATGATTACCTTTAGTAAGATAAACTTTTTTTAATTTTGGGTTGACTACGTTAAATCCATCAAATTGTGCTACTTCTATGTCATCAATCAACAATCTTCCTCTATTATCGCCAGTTCCTTTTACCCCATAATATCCTGCATATGGTATTTCAACATTCCAATCATTTAAAAAGTTAACTTCAGTGCGATCACTTCCTGGAGTATCCAGTGGGGGGACAGGTGAAAGTGCATATCTATTCATAAACTTGCTCCAAGTATTTGGAACATTAAAACGAACAGGATACCATGCTTGTGATGCACCAGGAAATCTTGTAGACCAAATCGGACTGGGAGGACATCTTCCTGTTTGAACTGGTGGGATTTCTTTTGGAACAGTTGGGGGAGGAGCATCAATTGTAATTGATATTCCCATTGGATTATCATTCCAAGATTTTGGAGAAACAACTTGTTGAGTGCTGTATGTTGTTTCAATATTGACTGCAAGAACCATTGGATTTCCTCTAGCCAAAGCAGAACCTGGAATTTGTTCTAGTTCTGCACGAATTGTATAATTTCCTGCCTTAAATTGATAGATTTCATTAAGATCTCCAGTACCTGTCGATGTGCCTGGAAAAAATCCTTGTTTTCTAATTTGAGTATCGCCAATATAAAGAGTTACATTATCATCAACCGCAATTTGAATTCTATAATCACCATCTATTGGAAAATTGATATTGTTCCATATAATTGTATGAGTTCCTGCATAACTTTGTTTTTGTGCTTCTGCAGTTGTTGTATCAAAAGGACATATTCCATAACGATCAATAATGCTTGATGATGCAGTTGCCGTTGGATTGGTTCTCCATAAACGACGATTTGCTTTATCAATATAATCTACTGTATTAAAGACATTTGCATTTTGAATTGGATTTGATGTTGGTTTTGCAACTGGTTCAGTAGTTGGTGTGGCAGTTGGATCAGTTGGAGCATAAAATGCTGTTCCCTCCCTTACATATCCAAGACCTGCTAACCAACCAGGACGTTGCGAATCTTCTATAGTTGTAACATAAAAATGCTCTCCTGTAGATGGTCTAAAATAACGTACTACTTCAATTCTATCTGGTCCTGGCTCCGAATATGCCTTTCCAACAACTCCCTCATAAATGTACTGATCCAGTACTGCTGAACCTTTTTCTGCTCCAGATGTTGTGAAGAAATGATCTCCTATTATTCCCTTAAATAAACGATAAACATCTACAGTTCCAGGAACATTGGCAGAACTTTTAAATAATTTAAATGCCAATCCCTCAAGAACAAATCCATTTTCCTGAATAAATTCATCATTTGGATCTGATGTATAAAAATGAGTTGTTAATGCTGGACCACTAAAGTCGGCTGTAAAAAACCGCAGCATACCAATCAATTCTGGAGGCGGTGCTGGAGGAAGTTTTTTTGGTGGTACTTTTGGTTGTATTACTTTAGTTTCATAAATGGGATAATTTTCCAAATCAACTCTAATTTTATGAACTCCTGCCTGCAAAGTTTTTCTTTGTGGACTTACGGCTCCATTAAAATCTCCAAGATCAAAGAATTTTAATCCATCAAGATATAGTGTTGCTTTATTATCGCACAGTCCTCTAAAAACATATTCTCCGTCACGAGGAAACTCATCTTCCCATTCAAACGTAAATACTTTTCCTGCAAAATCACTTCCAGAAACATTTGATGGGGGAACAGGAGAGATTGCATAGGAATTCATAAATTCATTCCATGCAACGGGATCTTTTACCCCTTCTGCTCTTCTATTCTTCAAGTATGGTTCATCGGTAACATCATACTTTCTAAATGATTGACTTAATGATGTAATTCTTTTTGGTGTATTTTTTCTTGTCGTCCAAAATGGATTTTTTCCTACTGTAAGTGCTTTTTGATATTCTTCAATTTCTTTTCGAATTGGATCTTGACTTACTTCCGTATACGTTCTTGGTTCCCAAGGACCCAGATCTTCTCCATTCGGGCCCCAATTTCTACCATATCCAACAGTCGTATCTGGGCATATTTCATACTCTTCAAAGTCTGCTTCACTATCATAGGTTTCTTCTAGCGTCTCGGTGGTTTCTCCAAGAACAGCAGTGAGTACTGCACCATTTCCGATTTGGCAATTATCTTTTGCATTCACAAAAGGTTCGTACTGATATCCAAATCCACCTTCTATAACATCTACTGCAAGTATTGCGCCGTCAATACCAACAATAGCATTTCCAAGTGCTCCAACACCACCGCCACCAGAGAAGTTAATAATTGGTGGTCCACATTCCACAACTGTTTGAGGCCCACCACAACTATTTGCAGTGGAAACAAGACTATCTGGAGTTAGTTTATTAACCTCATTAATATTCAAATACTTAATATTATTATTACCATTTCTAAAAATGAATGTTGTTCCTGGATTTTGTTGAGCATAAGAATTTGCCTCACAAATAGTTACCCCCGTAACATATCCAGTATCAGTAGAAATATATCCTACTCTAATATCATCTTTAGATCTTGGTCCAAATAAATTAGTCGGCATATCCTTTTCTTGTTAATGATATTTATCCACCAATCCTAGTAAACCCAGGAGTTTGATTTGTACCGACCTGTGTTCTTTCTGCAGCTGTAGATGCTTTGTCACTAAAATCAACATCAGGCGTTGATTTTGTTGGTTCTTTAAATGGCACTGCTGCTGTTGCAGTTGATAGTGTGGGATTTTTCGCTGCTTCGTCTACTTCAGCAAGTCTTGGTAATTGTGGTTGTTCAGTCGCACCGCCACCAGTAGCTATGGAATATTGATCTGATACTGCACAATTTGGTTTCAAATCACTTGGAAATATATTTAAGATAATATTTGTAAAACTCAGTGCCGAAGTAATACTTCCACTAATTCCTCCAATTATGGATCCAACATTATTAATTGCACCAGAAATTTCTGACAATTCAGACTGAATATCTGAGAGAAAACTATTAATATTATCTAGAATATCATCAACGGATTTATTCATTACATTCATATTTTGCCCAATAATACTTCCACTCAATTCCTCTACAGAACAAATAGGAGTAACTGTGGTAGTACCATTTGTTGGAACAGTTACAGCAGTATCATTTTCTTCATCTGGATCAACTTCTCTTGGCGTACTTTTATCAAGAACTTTATCTAAAAATCCTTGGATTTGTCCACAAAGATTATTAGTAATTTTACTGTATACTGCATTGAGAATTTTATTAATAATTTCTTTTAGATCACTAAATTTATATCTTTGATTTGGAAACAATAAATCAATAGTTGGTGCTAGTGCCTTATTGATTTTCTTCAAAACATACTCAAAGATCTTATCAAAAATAATCTTCATATATTTTGCAATTTGACAAGCAGCATTTGCAATTATATCTTTAAGAGATGATACTGTACTTGAAACTGCATCAATATAACTTTTTGCTGCTGCCAAATACTTATTAATATCTTTTGTAAGATTTTCAATAACTGTCTTGATTGCCTTTAATGCTGATCCCGTCATATCACAAGGATTGACTAATGCAATTTTTTTAGTATAATACTCTTGCCTTTTTACATCAGCCGCAGTTACGATATGTGGATTATCTGGTTGTTCAATTGTTGCTCCTGGTGCTGCTCCAGATTGTGGAGAATTTACAAACTTACAACGATCTTTAATTCCTTTCGCAACTGCTTTTTGAACAAATGTAGATTTATTTGCTCCTGTTAATCCTCTTGCTTCTGCTTCTCGTAATGCACTTTGTTGGTCTGCAAATTGTGCCTTACTTAAAGGTACATCTGGACGAAGACCAAATTCATTAACCTTAACACCAGGAGGAGCAGGATCACATTCCGCAGATTGTGCAGGACCTGCTGGTTTTTTTGTGGTTAATCCAGTATCAGGAACTTTTGGTTTTGCTTGTTGTTGTGGAGGTTCTTTTCCTTCTGCATATCCACTTGTTGCAGCAAAGTTTTGTTTTGTTGTTCCAATTTTTGTTGCAAGTGCAGTCTGAGAATTGTTTCCAAGTACTCCCATAATTACAGGAACTTGCTGATCCTGACCGTCAAGGAAAAATCCAAATACAAAATTACCTTGTCTTAAACTTGAAGTTTCACCTGCATTTGTTTGCCCACCACCAGCAGTGACGGGGTACATGATTTGTGCCCAAGGAAGTTGATCCGAAGGAATTGACTCCTCCTCTTTATCGTGAAGACCAATAATCCTAACTTTATATCTACGACCCCAACCAGGAACCTCATCTTTACCTTGATGTTTTCCTGGCAGCATATTATCACGCCAGGTGGAATCGTCAGCAATCTGACCAACCCACCAATTAAATGATGATCCTAAAAATCCTGAATTAAATAATGCAGTTCCTTCCATTACTTATCAATTTTCATAAATTCTACATTCTGGCGCTGCTGGGTTATTGTCACAAAATAATTCTAATGATGATGGATCGTGATTATCTTCTGGATGATTTCTTTGATATTTTTCTAATGAAGTTAATTCATCTTCCAAATGGCGGCGTCTTTGGCTATTTGTATCTGAATTGTCCAGTTCATTTCTATCATCATCTATGTGTTGTTGAAGAGTCCTGTTACTCATAATGGCATTTTCCCAGATGTGTGATTACCAATTCTACCAAATGAATCTCTTACCAAATTAAGTTTAGTATAAGTTTCTTTTGTAGAAATATAGTGACATAAATCTGCTATAATATATAGACCTCCATTTTCCTTACTTACGTCTTTAGACTCTTCCGAAGAAAGTTCTGGAGCATCTACAAAGATAGCATCTCCAGCATGTAGAGAAAAGTCACCGGCTATTGTAATCGTAGTCTTAATAGAATATAACTGATTATACCTCATAATTGATTGATTTAAGATCTTCTTTGGATCAAAATTTTGATCTTTTGATTTTTCTATTTGCTGAGAAGTATCTCCAGAAGGAAGTGATCCCTTGTCAATTAACATATATGTTGTTCTTGAAAAATCTTTATTTTTTCCTTCTTTATTAAATTCAGGATTTAATACAGGAAGTTCTTTTCCACCAAGTTTCAAATCTTTTTCTTTTTCCTTTGCATTTGGCGTGATAACTTCATAGTAACAATTGAATGGGTCAAATAAAATTGTACGGGTTGAGAATGCTCCCATTTTTAATTTTTCTTTAACATCAACACGATTATCCTTT